TCGGATGTGCGGCGCGCCGAAGCCCGCAGCGCAGGTATCGACCGCCCCGACGGCGTAGTCCGCTCCTTCCAGGTCAGCGTATACAAGGTCGAGCCAACCGAGGCCGTCCTTGCTCGCAACCTGTTCGCCAAGAACGACGTCAGGGCGGCACTCCGCGATGAGGCGGAAGAAGTCGGGCCAGAGATGGCGGGCGTCGTCGAAGCCTCCGCCCTTGCCGGCGGCGCTGAAGGGCTGGCAGGGGCAGGAGCCAGTCCAAACAGGGCGATCATCGGCCCATCCGGCGCTGCGGAGCGCGTGGCTCCAGACACCGATCCCGGCGAAGAAGTGGCATTGGGTGTAGCCTCGGAGGTCATCGGCACTCACGTCCTTGATGCTGCGGTCGTCGACATCGCCTGGCGCGATGTGTCCGGCCTTGATGAGTTCGCGCAGCCACGCCGCCGCGAACGGGTCAAACTCGTTGTAGTAGGCGCTCATGCGGGCGACCCTCCGCAGTCCACCCAGACGTCCCCGCTCGCGAGCCGGTACGTGACCCGCTCGGTCACCGGGTCGTAATCCACCTGCTCGCCGGGGATCGTGGTCGGGTTGAAGGCGTGTTGCGGGCACCCGACGCGCTGCTCGTCCAGCGACAGATCACGCTTGTGGCGCTCGCATACCCAACGGGCATCCCCATCCAGCGCCGCAGTCGAGTGCATGCAGGATCGGCACGACCGCGCCGGCATGAGCCCGTCGTTCGGCGCGCATCCGTAGCCAGCCTTGAGGAAATAGACCGGACACGAACACTCAGGGCGCCGGTCTGAGGTGACGATGCGCTCGGCCTTCGTCATCAGGCCCAGCGCGAAGACCGCGTCGTACTCGACCCGCTCGCAGTAAAGCTCGTCCGTGTTCTTGTTGACGGCCAGATACAGCGCCCGCGTCAGGCCCTGACAGTGGAGGTAGGTCTGAACCTGGGCGAAGTGCTCGGGCTTGCCCTCCTGCAGGCGCCCCGCCTTCAGCAGCGCCTTGAACGCGCGGTCGTTCATCGACTTGGCCTCGAAGACGTGCATGGTCTTCGGCGCCTCGGGCACGCCCATGACCTTGCCGTCGGTGCGGCCGGACGCATGGCCGCCAGCGAACAAGATGCGCCATTGCTCGCCCGTCTCAGGGTCGAGGTCGTCGACGATCATGCCAGCGTCGCGGAGCCGCTGAACGAGGCGGGTTTCCCAGTGCTCGCCGGTCTCAAAGATCGAGAGCTTTTGAGCGTCAAAAATCTCAGCCGGGAAAAGCCAGCGGAACTTGTCCCAGTTGGCCCTCTCGCATCCACCAAGGCCGGACGCGGCAAGCCGGGGGTGCTGCTCGCGGCGCTGCTTTGATTCCAGTGCGGCGAAGATCGCGCGGGCGGTTGCGGGGATGGTTTGCGGGAGCTCAGGCATCGGGCGCCTGCGGGCATGAGGGGTTGCCGCATTTGCAGGTGCGGGCGGTGGTCACGAGAACCGACGGCTCCATGTGAGGGCGACACTTCAGGACCAGCGACGCCGGATAGACGTATCCAAGCCAGCGCGGACGCGGCGGGTTGCCAAGCTCCTGCAGGGGGTCGCTGCCTGCCGCCTTGCAGAGGGCGAACGCCCACCGGTGCGTCAGCGCGTCGACAGCGTCGATCTCGCGTTCAAGTCGGTCAGCATCCCACTGGGCGTCAGTCAGATCCGACACCTCGGCCGGCGTCAGGTTGCCGTGCTCGGTCCAGTGGTCGTCCGCTTCTTCGGCGGTCATCTCGCGGCGCGCCATCACACCACCTCCCCGTGATAAACACGGTCGAGCAGACGTTGCGCGTGGATGATCTCGAGGCGACCGGCGACATTGAAGCCGCCCTCGAACTCGGTTTTGGCTTGGCGAACGATCTCGGCCACCTGCGTGAGCAGGTCGACCTCGGACGCCTGTCGGCCATCGACAGAACGCAGTTGTTCGTTCATCGTCAGGGTCTCCTGCGATGCTGTTGGAAGACAGCGGGTTGGAAGGGCGCCCGGCGGTTCGGGTTGGTAGCTAGAGCCGCCGGGCGATGTTCAGGTTAGGCAGCCTTCTTGCCCCACGGGGTCGAGGCTGTGGCCGGAGCGGTCTGCATGGTCGCGGGTCCGGCAGCGCCGACCGCCTTGTAGCCCTTGACCTGGTTGCTCTCGCCGTACTCACCCTTGGCTGGCTGGATCGCGACGGTGATCTCGACCGGCTTGAAGTGCAGGCTCTCGCTGTTCGACAGGACGCCCGTGTGGCCGACGGCCGCACAGATGCGCTTGAGCGAACGCTCGGCGATGGACTGGGCGTCGGGGTTGGAGTTGATGATGTTGAGATTTTCCCAGACCCGGCGCCTGGCCTTGGGTCCGTCGATGATCTCCCAGGTCAGGCGGAGCATCTTGCCGCCCGTGCGGGTGTCGGCGAGCGAGGACTCGATGATCTGGGCGACGTAGTTGCCGGCCTCAAGGATCTCGCGATCATCGGTGACGGCATCCGGGTTGAATGAGCCGAGTTCGGCCATGTGTCAGTTCTCCGTTTGAAGCTAGGCCGCCTGAGCGGCGGGTTGACCGGCGGATGCCGATTGCGGGAAGAAGGGAGCCAGCGCGGCGAAGCCCTGCCCCCGCTGGTAGATGATGCGCGCCGGCATGTTGTACCGGTTGCCAGCGGTAAACGCGGGCTTGCCCTCGGTGTAGATCCAGCGGGTGTCGCCACCGTCGGCACGGGCACGCTCGCCCTTGCCCTCGGTCTTGATCGTCACGTCCTTCTTGACCAACAGGATGGCGTCGACCTCGCGCTTCAGCAGCGCCTCGGCCCGCTTGTGCAGGTCGATGTCGTAGCGGCTGTAGGACTGCGTCTCGGGATCATCGAAGCGGCTGATGATCGCGTGACCGACCAGCACGACAGCCATGCCGCGCTCGTTGCGCAGGTAGTTCAGGCCGTCGAGAACCTGGAGCCAAAGATTGTCCGCCTCGATGTAGCCCTTGCCGTAGCCGCCGCCCGCCAGTTCGATCGACTTGACGTTCGAGTCGCGGCAGACCTTGTCCCAGACCAGCTTCTGCAGGGCGCTCACCGAGTCGAGGACGACGGTCAGGAAGCTGTGCTCCTCAGTGGCCAGCGAGGTGATCGCCTCGATGACCGACTCGAAACTGTCGAGGCTGCCGAAGCTGTCGAGGACGAGATCGCCGCTCTCGCCGCGCTCCGTCTGCAGGAACACCGGGCTCGGGAACTCGGACGCCAGCGTGGTCTTGCCCATCTTCTCCGGGCCGTAGATCAGCAGGCGGGGCGGTTGGTCGGCGCGGACCTTGCGCAAACTGGCCAACGAAATAGCCATCAAACTTCTCCATCATCTTCCGGCGCATCCAGGAACCACCCGCCCGTTGCGCCGTCTGGCGAGGGGTGAAAGTTGAGCGTGATCGGATCGGCGGGGCGCACCATGATGCGGGCGCGCGGCGTCCGGTGATTGCCTTGCGGCATCCACGCCAGCACCAGGCCGGTCACGAAGCGGTCGTCGTCGATGACCTTGCAGGACACCAGCAGGTCGATCGCCGCCTTGGCGGTGTTGTCCAGATCGGCACGCAGGCTCGCGCGCTCGACACCCATGACAATGACCACCCTGCCCGGCACGCGGTCGCAGCCCTCACGGGTCATCTGCTCGCGCACGGTCCAGCCAGCCTCAGCCAGCCATGCCTTGTATGCCGGCGTCTTAAAGCGGCCGCGGACGCTGTTCGAGAACAGGTTGTTGACGCTAGGCGGCGCGGGAATGGTGAGCGTGGTGCAGGCGGGAACGCCGGAGGACAACGCCCCCGCCTGCTGGCGCACCCCTGATACGGAAACCGCACCGGGATTGTTGAGGGCCGCGTAGTCAGCGGCCTCTGCGATTGGGCATGGGCGGATCATGCTGCCGCCTCTGATTTGACGAGGTCGTCGATCGTGACCGACGGAAAGGCGCGGACGATGTCGGGCCACGCCGAGCGCGGAATGCGATTGCGGCACTTCCAAACCCTGACCGAGCCCGGCGTGACAGACAGCGCGTCCGCGACCGCCTTTGGCCCGCCCCTTGCTTCGATGATCTGTGATGCGTCCATATCGAGACGTTACTGGCGGTAACCATTAATGGCAAGCGTAAAGATTGAAAAATGTTTCCGCGGGTAACGTCACCCTTGGTAATGTCTCGTCGCATGAGCGATGCGATTGACAGTCTTGAGGGCACCTGGGATCGCCTGCGGTGGGCCCGGATGCGGTGGCAGGAAAAGCGCGGGGTGTCTCCCAATGCTGTCGCCGCTGCCGAGTCCATTAATATAAAGCCCGGCACGTACAGGGCCTACGAGCGGACGCCCGACTCGTCGAAGCACATTCCGCTGGATCACCAGACGGCAATGCTGATCTCCAGAAAGTTCGGGGTCAGCTGGCAATGGCTCCTGACCGGCGTTGGCAAGCCTGAAGACATCGCGCTGACCCCGAACGAGCTTAAGATAATCGACGCCCTACGCGGGGCTCCCGAGGACCGGCAGGCCGCAGCCGCCGATGCGATCATCCAGCTTCTAAGATTTAGCTAAGCCATACGTCAGAAACGGTCGCACAGCGGCGTCGGTGATTCGTCGTTACTGCGGGTGACGTTTTCCGCTAGACATCTCCGTTACGGGTGGTAACGTTACCTCCTCAACACAGGAGGGCATAGCGTGCCGCACCCAAATCAAATCGCACTGCCCGTCGCAGTGTCGCGCTGGATCGACCAGTCGCAGAACCTGCCGGACACGGTCGCCGTTGCGCGGCTCAGTGAAAAACTCGAGTTCGTGACCGAGGCGATCGACGTGCTGGCATCCGACGCGGATGACGTGCCGTCGGAACTGGACGGCCTGTCCGTCATCGACCTGATGTCGGCGTCGGCGAGCCTGGCTGTCGAGATCGGCACGCGCCGCCGGCACGCCGAGATCAGCGAGCGGATGCTGGAGCGTGCAGCGTGACCGCCGCGAAAGCATGGGCGTTTTACGACGCCGTTCAGGCTCACTCCGGCGGCTGCCAATGCTGCGGCGACGACGAGTTCAGCCCGGACGTTGAGGCGTTCGAGGAGACCGGCGAGATTCTTTGCACCCTGTGCTGGGAAGCCGAACAGGGCCGGATGCAACGCGACGAGGCCGACGATTTCCGCCGTGCCAATCCAATTGAGCCGGGCTTTCGGAGGCTCGACCGATGACCACGCCCGCCCAGCCGACCCCCAACAACCCCGCCGCATGGGAAGCCGCGCGCATCGCCGCCGAGCTCCGTGCCGCTGCGCTCTGGAGTCTGTCATGACCGTCCTTCGCACCGACTACGTCGCCGTGAACAGTCGCGGCGTGAAGCTCTACACCTTCAACGATGCCGCAAAGGCGCGAGCCTGGGTGAGAAGCAACGCGCCCCTGCACGACGGCCTGCACCTGCAGGAGGTCAGCCTCGTGTCGCGCAAGATCTACACGCCGCGCGCACGGCCGATGGCCGACTGCGGCCGGGCGGTGTTCGCATGATTGCCGCGCTGGCCGAGGTGTTCCGCCCTCGTTCTCTCATCCTGCTGGCCGTGGTGGCTGGTGTCGTTTCGTTGTGGTGGCTGTGATGGGGGCGAAGCATACGGACGGCCCGTGGGCTTTCGAGTGCGGAGACCACTCACACCGCTATGTGCATGTAACTGACGCCGACGACAGGACCGTCCACTACAAATATGCGGCAGCGGGGCCAAACGAAGCGGCGCGCGACGAAGCCAACGCCCGCCTTATCGCCTCCGCTCCTGATCTGCTGGAGGCGCTGACGGACTGCTTTGCCGCGCTCACCGATCCGGTTGTCGGGACCATCTACGGCGATGATCCCGATTGGTACAGAAAAGTTGACGACGCCGCTAACAAGGCCCGCGCAGCCATCGCCCGCGCCACGGGAGAAGCAGCATGACGCCCGACGAGATGGAGGCGGTTGTCAGCGCACGGCTTGTTGAAGTTGACGCTCACGGCGGCACTACGCCATTTCGCAATGCTTATTTTTGCGTCGATGTGATCCGCACCCTCCTGCTTGACTACCAGGAGCGGGGACGGGCGTTGGAGGAACTGCTGGCCCTACCCGTTGCCAAGCAAGCTTTTGTGTATCTCGACAAGGGCATCGGCACCAAAACACCGGAAGCCGCTTGGCTTCGCGCCCGCGCCACCCTGAAAGGAAAGAGCCATGACTGAAAATGTGAGAGTTCCGAGGGCGTCTTTGCATGACCTTCTGTATGCTGCCAACTCGTTCTGTGAAGACGGCGATCTGCTGGCCGGTGAAATCTGCAATCGCGTGAAAGCTATGCTCGCAGCTTCTCCTCAAGGAGAGGGTTCATCGGCTGACGCCGATACCCACCGTGCAGCGGAGGGGGCTGTTGTAGGCTACTCCGGCCCGTTTGGCTTAGGATGGCTGACGGAAGCCCTTGGGAACCGAGGCGTTGAGGTGTCGCCCGGATACTCCCCCGCGATGGCCGCGATTATCGCGCTGGACCACTACCGAGGCGCGTTAGAAGGCAACCCGCTCGCGGACCCATCCAGCCTGTCCGCCACCCCTCCCGCCGAACCGGAGTGGATTACGCATGGCGGCGGGCCGAACCCGGTGCCGGGGAAGATGGTGGATGTGCGGTTTCGCGGCTCCGACGTTGAAGACTACACGGACCACCACTCTGAAACATGGACGTGGGAATACGAGGGCGAGGATTACGACATCATCGCCTACCGCGTCACCGAAGGAGTGAAGCCATGAGCGCCGACTACAGCGACCTAATCGACCGGCTGACGCTTTATGAGCACCGCTCCGGGTACGACGGCAAGGACTGGGAGGGTATCGCGACGGAAGCCGCCAATGCAATCAAGGACCTGTCTCGCCCTATGGAGGCTGTGCCGTTCATGTACGCATATGAGTGCGTCGATGACGATCAGTGGCAGGCGTATCGGCAGCAACTCAGGCGGGCAGACGGGTCTATTTGCCCCGGAAGGCCCCTCTACACCCACCCCCCACAACCCGACACCCTGCCCGGTGATCTGCGGGAGAAGGTGGCGGCTGTGCTTTATGAAAACATCGGCGTGGCAGCGTGGTCAGGCGATGCCGAGGTCCACGGCATCCCGGAAGCAGCCGATGCCATCCTTTCTCTCATTCAGTCAGAAAGGGGCTAGCCATGAGCATTTGGCAAATGATCAAGGCGGCGCGCGCCAAGCCGATGAACCTGAGCGCCGACCTCACCAAGGCGGTTGTTTTGGTCGTCATCTGTCTCTTTCTCGTCGGGATGCTAGTCGGAAGCGTGGTGCTGCCATGACCCAATCTCCCAAGGCCCTGGTTCATTCCGGCTTCGCCTCCATACCCAGAGAGCTTGCGGCCAGTTTCGCGGCTAACCCCGTCTGGACCGACCGCGATGATTTTGAAATCTGGCAGGACGGAATGATGGTTGCGGGCGCATCGGCCACCGATGTCGCTGACGCTTGGCGCGAGGCGGTCCACTACGCCGCCGTCTATGGGCAGGACGGGCCGGTCGAGATTGTCCGCGTCAGTCGCACCGTTGTTCGGGAGTTGGGAGAGTGACCCCCGCCCCCAAACGCCCCTCGGTGGGTATGAGCCGCAAGGCGAATGAACCAAACAACGCCCGCACTATCGCCCATCTTCAAGCTCTAACCCTAGCCCTTCATATTGGAG